TGTCGTGAACATGACACCCGAACAGATTCGGGCAAAGATCAACACTGAGGGATGGGACAAGAACTTTGTCGAGCAGGTAGTTGACCTCGCGAACAATGCCGAAGCCGAGGACAACCTTTACAATATTCGCGAGCAAGACGAATTCGTTCACTCCGATGACCAGTATGTAAAAATTGTCTATTGCTACCAAAGACTTTTGGATGAGGACAACATTCCGGGCATCTACTGCACGATCTTTCATGCCAGTGTGACTGAGACATATGCAAAGCATCAATTGATGGACTATGCTCACGGCAAGTATCCGTTCACGGTTACCACATGGGAGCGTACATCCAAGCGACTTTATTCGTCCCGTTCAATACCGACCATTGCGGAACCCGATCAACAGGCATTAAAGGTAGAAGTAGACTCAGCAATAGACGCTCAGTCTTTGACTACGCTTCCACCAATCGAGCATCCACTTGGAAGATCCCCAAGTCGGTTTGGACCGGGTGTCCGCCTTCCTTATCGTACTCCTGGTGAGGTTCGTTTTGCGGATACGCCACGTGGTTCAACGGTAAACGTCGAACTCCGCAGGTATATCCAAGAACAAGTAAACCGCTACTTCGGAAGGAATGGTCCTGGCGTTGATCCGGTTGAGGCGCAGATGAAGCAACAGCATATCATCGACAAGGTATTCAGCCACCTCCGCCAAGTCCTTGATCAAATCTTTAGCCTCTATCAACAGTACGGACCCGATGAGGAATTCTTTCGGGTTACGGGAATGCAGGACTTGCAGAAGTTTAGCAAGGGCAACCCCGGTGAACGCTTTGACTTTTCGCTTCAATTCGATGCGGCTTCACAAGATCCCGCTCAAATGCTTGACCGTGTAAAAGCGATTGCCGAGCTAGGTGGAATGTTGGACAAGAACGGTACGCTTGATACCGAGAGGTTGCTTCAAATCGCAGTTGGACAGATCATGCCTGGTGCTGCGGAGAGCATCATGATTCCCAAAGAGACTGCATCACAAAAGGCAGTTGAGGAAGAGCGTCAAACTATTGCGGAAATTTATGCGGGAGTTCCGCCCAACGTCCGTCCGAATGACGCTCATGAAATGAAACTCCAAGTATTTCAACAGTGGTTACAACAACCCGACGTCACTCAAAAGGTTCAACAAGATCCTGCCTTGCAAGAGCGTATTCAGAATTACCTGCAACAAAGACAGATGCAGGTGACTCAGAAACAGAATGCTCAGATTGGCAGACTGGGAGCCGCACCCACACAGTTTGGGGAAACCCCAAGCGCAGCATAGGAAACATCATGGCACCCTACGGAAAAGGTACATACGGATCGAAGGTTGGAAGACCTTCCAAGAAAGCAAAAGCAATGGCACGGAAGAAGATGCCAGTGAAAAAGAAAAAGATGCTGAAGAGACGGTGAGTATAACTTATCGCAAGGAAAAATTTGGTGGGTATAATAAACCGAAACGTACCCCTGGAAAGTCAAAGAAGTTTGCAGTCCTTGCTAAAGAAGGGGACAAGGTACGACTAGTACGATTCGGAGATCCGAATATGAAGATTCGTAAATCCGAACCTGCCCGACGTAAGTCTTTTCGAGCTAGACACAAATGCGACCAAAAGAAGTCAAAGCTTACCGCAGGATACTGGTCGTGCAAGAAGTGGTAACATGCCCAAGGACGCTTGCTATAAGAAGGTCAAGAGACGGGTAAAGGTATTCCCTTCCGCCCGTGCGTCCCAACAGATTGCGAAGTGTCGCAAGTCCAAAGGCCAAGTAAAGAAGTCGGCCAAGGGTGCATCCTTAAAGCGTTGGAAGTCCGAGAAGTGGAAAGACACGAAGTCCGGCAAACCCTGCGGTCAGGGTGGTAAGAATGAATATTGCAGACCCACTAAACGAGTTTCATCCAAGACCCCGAAGACAAAATCCGAAATGAGTAAAAGCCAACTGGCAAAGAAAAAGCGGGAGAAGTCAAAGGTGGGGATGGGTAGAAGAGTCAAACCCGTAAGGAGAAAATAACATGCCCCGCAAGAAAAAAACCTACCACGAAATTGACCCCGAAGAAGCGATCCAAGCATTAACCTTCTTAAAGGGTGAACCAAACTTTCTAAAGTACATCGAGATGCGCGAGTCCATGCGTGAGGATGTAATCCGTCAACTCCAGGTAAAAGAGGTAGTCGAGTGTACAAATCGCCACTACATGTTGTGCGGTAAACTCGAAGCAATAGACGAGGAACTTGATACCTTTTACCGACTGTAACCTTTCAGTGCGAACATATGGGGATGTGTATGCGCCCCCTGCGAGTCCCGCCAACTTGCAGGGGGTTTTTTGTTTTGAATTGTCCTGTAAGGTAATGTGCCTTACAATTTGTAACAGCGAAAAAAGCGCTACAAAACATGACAGTCGAATCAATCGAAGCCGAAGTCGCTACCTCTGAAAAAGAAGCTGAGAGTAGTGTAACGCCCGATCCGGGGAATCTTACGATGGCAGAGTATGCGAGCAACTTGCTCAAAGCTCAGTCTGAGGAGGATCAACCCGAATCACCCGAAGAGGAAACAGAACCTTCTGATCTAGCTGAAGAGTCTGAAGAACCGGAGGAGACAGAGTCTACTGAGGAACCGGAAGAATCGGATCAAACCGAAGCTGCCGAACCCAATACCGTTCTTTCTAAATACAATATTGATCTGGACTCATTGTCCGAGGAAGAAACCAAGGAACTCGCAAAGTCGCTTTCCCTGAGTGCAGTCAAACGCTTTGGCGATCTGACCGCACAAAAGAAAGCACTGGCACAGGAGAATGCCGAGCTACAAGCACAAGCCCAAGCAAAGCCCGAACCTGTCAACGAGAGTCCTTCGTTCCTAAAGGACAATGCACTGCACAACGTTAACGACGTCCAAGCACTCAACAAAGAAGTCGAGAACCTGACCACGCTCATCGAATGGGCCGAAGAAGGGTTGGAGAACGAGGTTGAGTACGATGACAACGGAAACGAGTACGTAGCCAAGGATGGGGACAAAACCTACACCAAGGCCGACCTTCGTAGGATTAGGGCAAACGCCCGTAAGGTTTTACGAAAGGATGCACCCGCGAGACAGAAATGGATCGAGGAACGTACGCAAAGTGACCAACACGCAATCCAAACATTCGACTTCCTAAGTGATGGCGAAAGCGAGGACTACAAGTTGTTCATGCAGGTGAAGAGTAATCCACTCTATCAACCACTAGTCGAGCATTTGCCCAACGGCAACTTTGCAGTCGGACTAATGATTGAGGGAATGAAAGCACTCCAAGCACGCCAGGTCAATACGAGCAAACCGAAACCAAAGCCGAAGGCTCCCGTAGCTTCAGTCGAAGCAGGAAGCGCCAAGCCAAGGACGGAGAACTCGCAACGAAAGAAAGCATTGGAATTGGCCAAGGCAAAATTTGATAAGTCCGGGGACATGGGAGACTACCAACACTATCTTAAACTCAAGCGGTCAACCGCATAATTTAAAAATTCAAGGAGGATACATTAGATGGCATCAAGTACATCATATAACACTGCTGGCAATAAAGAGCAGATTTTAGACATTATCACCGTGTTGGAGCCAGAGTCTACACCTTTGGTCAGCATGATGAAGAAGGGTAACGCAACTAGCACATTCGTCGAGTGGCAAGCAGACAAACTCAGCACGCCTGACTTTTCGGGAGTGAATGAAGGCGAGGACGTAAGTTCTTTCAAGAATCAAGCCGAGGATCGCGCTAGACTTGGAAATTATGTCCAGAAGTTTCGCGACACCTTCCAGGTTTCCGACATTCAACAACTCGTTGACACCGCCGGAGTCGCATCCGAATTCGCCAATGCCGAGTCCAAAGCTGTTCGCAACGTTAAGCGTTCAATCGAAGCTGCATTCTGTTCCGCACAAGACCGTCAGGCCGAAGCCGGAAGTGGCACGCCTTACAAGACTCGCGGCTTGCTCAAGTGGCTTGGATCGGGTGGTCAACCTTCCGATATTCCTGCCGCCTATCAGTCGGTAGCAAACGACACCACCGGAACCCAAACCGAAACGACCTTCAACAGCGTTCTCCAAGAACTCTACGAAGCCAACGGAATGCCTGGTGGCCAACTTACCTTGATTGCCGGACCAAGCCTCAAGCAAGAGATTTCAAACTTCTCTCGTCAGCTTGCCGCAACCAACGGAACCTACGTTGTCAACCAGGACGCTGAGTCCCGCAAGATCACTATGACAATTTCGCTATATGAGGGCGATTTCGGAACTGTGAGCATCCTGCCAAGCTTATTCGTCAATCGAACGAGCGGATCGGACACTATCGATGCTGATGCCGGACTTCTCGTTGATCCCGAATACGTCGGAATGCACTCGCTCAAAGCCGAGTCTGCCACCGAGTTGGAAGATCAAGGCGGAGGTCGCAGAGGTTTCGTAGATGTAATTTGCGGATTGGCCTGCTACTCGCCCAAGGCTCACGGATTCTTTAATTAATCCATCTAACACTAAGGAGATTTAAGACATGGCTAATACCAATGTTACATTACCAAACGCTCGCAAGAGTGTTCTCTCGAACCAAGAACGCGCCCAAGGATTTACCCACAAGTGGAAAGTCCTCTTCACCGACATTGACGAAGGCTCTGGCTCTTCCGATACCGTCACGGTTGCTCTTGGTGACACACCTACTGACTTCGTTATCTCGAAAGCGATGATCAACGTCAGCACTGCAATGACCGGAACTGGCGCATTGGCTGCCGAACTCGGAACCGATGGAGATCCAAACAACTTCATCGAGTCTACTTCCGTTACCGCAGTTGGCCCAATCATTGCCGCAGTTGGTGCAGCACCTAAGACCCTTGCCGGGACTTTTGCCGCAGCCTCTGACGCTCTGCAAGTCAAGTTCACCAACTCCTCTTCCGGATCACCATCCGCCCTTACAGCAGGAGAGTTGGACATCTACTTGGCCATGCATGACGCTAACGACGTAGGCTAATTCGTTTTGTTGTTGTCTGGGGGGTGGCTCATCCGAGTCACCTCCTTGGACACGACAAGCACAACCCAAACCCTATAACACTATGTCCGAAATCTTTGTACCCAAGTGGAAGAAAGACCAAGGTAATGGTTCGTCGTTCATGAAAAATCTTGAACGGCATTTGCGTTATGAAGTGGACCTCGAAAAATACGAGGCAAGAAAACGCGAAATAGAATGCGGCAAGGAGAACCAACACGGTGGCGTAATGGACGGAGTTGGACAACTGAAAGCAACCATCCCCGCTCGCGAATACTTTCGTTGGATGCAATTTAAACCCGGTTGCTGGGGGGATGCGCAATTCACGCGTGAATTCCTCCGCGATAATCCTTCTTTCAAAGCAAAATCATTTAACAAGAAAACCTTCCAAGGAGGCTTGGAACTAGCATGAGAGTAGTTGCGGTCAGCTTGATGTCCACCAATCTGACCAACATGATTGGGGTTGACTCTTTGCTTGCAGTTGAGTCAACCGCAGCAGTCAGAAGCTTTAACCGCTTTGGACGCTTGGCATGGGAACGAACCGCATGGCCCCTTGCTTCGCGGCTAACTCAAGTCATCCCCGATGTGCGTGTTAGAAGCGTAGACGTTGGGAGTGGTGGTGCATCATATACCTCTGCCCCTACCGTAGCATTCAGTGGGGGAGGGGGTAGCTCTGCCGCAGGAACCGCAACAATTAATTCCGATGGTGAGGTCAACGGAGTTGCGATGACGAACAACGGCACGGGATTCACGGGAGTTCCCACAGTATCCTTTTCGGGAGGTGGTGGAAGTGGAGCAACTGCAACTGCCAACCTCTTAGCCTACTTGGACTTTGGAACCACGATTGGCGAAATCTTCCGAGTGACTGAACAAGATCCGTATGGATTGGGCAATGCAAGTGACATCGCATTCCGCAACGTCTACGTCACCGGAGCGAGTGAATACGGAGAAGCAATCTTACCCCAACGCTCATCCACCTCGCCAGTTTGGGTGTACTACAGAAGTCCTTATCCGAATTACGCAAGCAACGCTACTGACTTCCCATACCTCTTTGCAGAGTACGTTGTCCTCGGAGCATACGGGGATTGGCTTTCCTCGGATGGCCAACAGGACAAGGCACAAGCAATTTACCAACAAGCGGAATCCGTCTTGCAAGTAGAGTTGGATAAACTCGAAAGACAAGAGGGACAAAGCCAACCACTTTTAATCGAAACATACGGCACAACCATTGCCACAACTGCATAACATTATGGCATCTACATCAGAATATCGAGGACTCGGTCTTAACGGGGGTGAGTACATTAACGACACTGCTGTCCACAATAACACAAACGGATGGTTTGCGATCCAAGCGACAGAGGACACCGTGTTGGCCGCTCAATCGAGCAACATCACGAACCTCGATGACATCTGCACGGGACAAGACGCAACCACCCTCTCCGCCGGAACGGTACTGTATGGAAATTTCCAAAGCATCGATCTGACCAGTGGTGCTGTAATTGCCTACAATATTTAATGACCCATTCAACCATATCCCTTGGCGTTGGCTTGGGGGGTGGTAAGTCTGCCACCTCCTCGGGCAGGTTGCCTAGTGGTGGAGGAGCATTTTCGAACACCCTGTCAGGCTCATTCGATGGCACGGACGATAACGTCGATTGCGGGGTATTGTCAGCCTATCAAGGCGCGTCGAACATGAGTATGAGCTTTTGGTTTAAACCTGACTCGTCGGGTCACGGGCCTTCGATGGGGTCGCGGGTCGCTGGGGCAAACCAATGGGGATTTTTAAGAGCGGGCAGCACGAATTATATCCAAGTGGTCACTGCAAGCAACGGACGTTATACGTCTTTTTCATCCCCGTCCGATACGAATTGGCACCATTACGTGATGACCTTCGATTCGGGAACGGTTAAACTTTACATTGATGGTTCTGAAATTTCGGTTTCTTGGACTAACTGGGGACTTAACAGTAGTACCGTCCTCCACTCTCAAAGCGCGAGTTTTTACTTGGGACGAAACGATACTTTTTATTCGGACGGGTTAGTGGACGAGGTCGCTCTTTGGACCGCAACGCTCGACCAAGCGAACATTACCGCAATATACAATTCGGGAGTCCCCGCAAGCTTGTCGAGTGACTCAGGTGACTACGATCAATCCTCAAGCCTGACCCATTGGTGGAGAGTAGGTGACGATTCTGCGGATACTTCAAGTGGTGGAGGCGCGGCAGCGGCTGGCAACGTGATAGGTAATGTCGAAAACGTAGCAAACTCAGGAACGAACGACGGTACGGGTTCAGGTGCTACTTATTCATCAACTGTACCATCCTAAACTATGAGAAAATACGTAATACTCAGCGCTTCGGACGTCTCTTCAATCGACTTTAGTGAAGTCATGGAAAGGTCTGCTGATACTCTTCGTTATTCGCTCGACGGTTCTAAGACTTTCGTGAAATTTGAAGGATCGACCCCAACCTTCCTCGAAGGAAAAACCCAATACACGCATTCGCAAATGCTGACGATTTTAGCTACTGACGAATGGACTCCTGACCCATTTGGTGGATGAAACGATGTTACGCAATACTTGCAGTCGATGCCATTCTACTCCTTGTGATTGTGATCCTAGTGGGGACGTAAATCATGGAAATGTCCTCCTATATGTTTCTTGGCCTTGGGGTGGCCGTATCCGTCCTTGGTTTTTTCCTCAAGCGAATGAAAGAGGACATAGACATTCAAAAAGCAAAGAATGCGAAACTAGAAATCGCTTGCGCTCGCCACTACGAGAAAATCAGGAATTTGGAAAAACTCGCAGAGGATCGTCGAGACGATGTGAAACGCATTTACGAATTGATAGGTAAGAAATGAGCGAGGATGGAATTTCAGAGAATACCCAAGTCAAAGCAAACCTGGCATTCATGGCAAAAACCATCGCTTTGGTGGGGACAGCAGTTTGGGGGTACAGTGTGGTATGGAATAAAATCTCTGCATTGGAAAACGAAAACATACGGATGCACCACGAGATGGAACTAAACAGCGAGTTTCGCGTCCTTTGGCCACGTGGACAGATGGGGAGTCTACCTGCGGATAGTAGGCAGGATATGTCCATCGAGCATATCAAGGAACGCTTGGGGGTAATGGAGGGTCATGTTGATAGACTACGATTTAAGGAGACTCCGTAATGTTCGAGCTACTGACTTTGTTCCTTACAGGCGGAGGATCTGCCGCGATGGGGAGTATTCTGAAAGGCGTATTCGGAGCAATGACGGATGCACGCCAACAGAAGTACGAGATGGAAATGGCGAGGGAGGCAAGAAACAATGAATTCGCGATTCAATTTCAACAAGCGCTTAATAGCGGACCTGGTGGAGCTTTCACTCGTGCTACTCGTCGTATGCTTGCTCTTATCGGGATGTCAACACTCTCGTTCATCACCTGCATCACGACAATCTACCCAAGCGTTCCGCTCATCAGTACAACAAACATTACCGGGGAAGGAAAAAGAGAGTTTCTTTTCGGACTTATCAGTGTTCCAGCTGAGCAAACCGCTTTGGTCGTTACAACGGGACACATCGCTCTCTTTGAAGCAACCGTAGTTTTACCCCTTATCATTGGCTTTTATTTTACACCAGGAGGACGCAGATAACATGATCGACAGAGACGCACTTTTCGGAATCGGAGGAACGCTTGCTACATTTAGCGGATCTTTGCACGAAGTGATCGGAGTTATCGCAGGTACGCTCACCATCGTATTCATGTCCTTCAAGATTTGGCAGGAGATCAAGAAGAGAAAATGAGTCGTTATCGTTCATACGGCAATCTTGATGACCAGGTTCAATCAGAAGGTGATCGTGGATTTCGGGGGATAGATTCCTACAAAGAGAAGACGAGTCTAGAAGGTGGCTTCGTTGAGAAGTCCGAGAACATGCGTTTGATTGGTGACCTTGCTGAAACACGCAAGGGTATCGACTTCTTGGCGGGTAGCGTAACCTTGACCTACAGTGCCGGAACAGAACAAGTCTTTGCCTCAACCTTATTCAGCGATCCTGCAACGGGTGTAGAATTCGTAGTAGTTGCAACCCGTACCAAAGCAATCATTTGGAATGACGCAAACAACTCAGGCATTGCGATTGACTACCCCGGTGGAGAGGTAGTGGCAGCAGGAGACGGTGCATCTTTTGTACAGTCGATGGAGAAGTTGATTTTGTTTCGTGGCAAGAACAAGACCCCATTGGAATGGGATGGTGATTATTCAAGCCCGACTGATTTCGTAGTCAAAGCAAACGGTTCACCTGGTGCGGGTAGAATTCAATGTCCCAATACTGACTTTGGTGTATTCTTTAGGAACCGTCTTATTATTCCACAACCAACGGATTCAGCTTACTCGTTGATAATGAGTGATTTGCTAGACACGGACAACTACTATGCCGCAGAATCGCAATTCAGAATCAATAAGGGTTCAGCCGATTTTCTCGTAGGCTTTTACCCCTACCAAGAAGACCAGTTGATCGTGTTCATGCGTAACTCGATCCATATGATCAACAACATCGCGACCACCTCTGCCGCGAATACCTACGAGATCACCCGTCAGCATGGTTGCGTAGCTCGCAAGTCCATCGCTCAGAGTGGACCGCAAACATTCTTCTTGTCTGATAACGGAGTTATCGTCCTGAGTCCTGGTACTGACCCCGCAAAAGGCTTGGGGGTCGCTATTTCAAAAGTATCGGGAGAAACAATTCCGATGACTCAGCAGATCCAAGATCAGTTTAGTGATGTAAACTTTGCACACGCAGACAAATCATGCGGAGTGGTATTCGACAACAAATACTTCTTGGCCGTACCTACCGGATCTTCAACCGTTCCGAATGCAATATTTGTTTTTTCGCTCTTATCGAATTCGTGGATCAGTGTAGATTCCTACCCCGCAATGTCGGGAAGTCTAGCATTCCATGTGGATGACTGGGTCATTTGCTCACACGGGAGCAACCCGACCAGGCGCAGACTCTTCGCGTGCAACGACACAGGATGGTATCTCATGGAGGAGAACACGATTGACGATAGTGGTAGAAAGATCGGGTCCACCTCGGAATCAGCACAGACCGCAATAGCCGGGAAACTCGTTACCCGTGCTTACACGCTTGGCAATCAAAACGTCAAACGATGGAGGCGTGGCCAACTCGGAGTGAACACGGTTGCATCTGATGCGTTTAACATCAAAGTCAATACGCTCGATCCTGACAAGTCCGAGACTGTTCTAAGCCACACAGCAGACTCAACGGAAGAAGTACTCTTACGCTTCGGTACGGGACGCACACGGGGTTATGGTGCGCAAGTTGAGATCAACGTTACAGCAGGAACCCCGTCCTTTCGTCACGTCTCCTTGGACGCAATCGCAGATGGACTAAACATCAGAACGGAGGTTGCATAGTGGCTATCTCTGCATCAGTCACGCGCGGGTTTACGTACGCTACGGGTATTGAAGTTTCTGCCGCCAATCTCAACGAACTCGGAGTACCCACCGTGACCATTGACGAATCAAACGTGAGCATCACTGGTGGCACCATAAGCGGGTTGTCTTCACCCATTGCAATTGCGGATGGTGGGACAGGAAGTGCAAACGCAACTGCCGCCAGGTCAGCACTAGGAGTTGGCACACTGGGAACCCAAGCAAGTGGTGCCATTGCCGTAACAGGTGGTACAATATCCGGTACAATAATGACGCTCAAATCCTATGCAGTGAGTGGCGTGCCATCCGCTAGTCCCGCAGGGCAAATGATCTACGTGACGGATGGTAACGCAGGAGCCGCAACAGTTGCAGTCTCAGACGGATCGGCATGGAAAGTAGTAGCGTTGGGAGCAACGATAAGCACATGAATGTCCTTGAGCAAACCAAGCAGTTCTACGACGAACTTGGCCTTGATATGTTTAAGGACATTACAATGTACTTGGGTTACGGATACGTATTTAAAACGCCCGACTCGCTCCTGCTTGGCAAAGCGGTTAGAACGGATGACACGACCCATCCGAGTTCACAATGGGAGGTCAAAAACCCCAATGCATGGTATGTCCACATGGCAATAGGTAAGGTGGGGATTGCAGAATTTATCGAACGGATTCCATACGAGTTACCCTTCGTTGGATGGATGAGACATTTTAAAAACAAACCAGTAAAATTTTACGACTTTAATAGAATTAGTAGGAGGAAATAACAATGGGAAGTGGACCTGACATCAATTACCCGGCTCAACCGTCTTATGGCGAATCAATGGCCGAAGCTCTAAAAGCCCAAGCCGAATTCCTTAAAGGGACGGGAGACTTTGCTGACATAGGAAGCCTTGAAAGCTTGTTGCCCTTGGAGGAGAATATTCGAAAGAAAACCGCACAGACCGATACGGATGTTCTTAGGCAGACCCTTTTGGGAACCGAACAACAAGTCGTTCGTGATCCTGAGACAGGCAAGTTTGGAATACCAGGTTCAACGGTTGCAACCAATGATGATGGAGGAAATATTGAAGCAGGTGGTGGTAGGTTTCAGCTTATTATGACTGATCCGGGTGAGAAAAAGATTGGTGACACCGGGAAGGTTACTCCAATCACACCTCCTACCTATAAAATCCTTGATACAACTTCGGGTGGCTTGACAAGTATTCCTATACCAAAAAAAGATCCAAGCACTGGCAAGATAGGACAAATGAGCGTCGAGGGTATGTTGATGCTTGGGAGCGAACAAATCCAAAAAATGCAATCCGCCATTACCGAAGCAGGTGGAAACAACGACGTTGTTACTCAAACCTTTGACTTCACTAACCCAGTTACAGGTGAACCGTTACAAGAGGGCGAAACAGTTCGCACGACTACGGGAATGGTTGACCTTCTTGGTGACACTCGCGAACTCAAACAGTTTGAAACACGAACCGCAACCCAAGCGGATGTCGATGCGAATCTTGCCGAAAATGTTGGAGATACTTTTGTCGCAACAACGGACTCAGGAAGGCAAGCGGGATTCGATGATAAAGGAAAATTCCAAGGCTTATCCGTCCTAGCCGAAGACATCCAACGTGGTAACCTATCCCGTCAACGCGAAGCCGACTTGCAGGACGTGGCGCGTCTATCCGGCCTGTACCAAGGAATCATGGAGGACTATAAGCCTGGTACGGCATCCGCCATGCAAGGTGCGAAGGACTTAATCGAGGAGCAAAAGGACAACCTACTCAAAGACGTCGGAATATCCGACCCCGCACAGGTAGCGTCCCAAGGAGTCCAAGCAGATCCGCTTAGACAAAACCTAATGCTCCAAGCAAATGAAGCACTCGGTCAGGGACTGACTGACCGTGAGGAGCGTCAAATTGCCGAAGCCGCAAGAGCAAGGTCCACGCTCATGGGTAGAACCTTTGACCAATCCGGTGCAATCGCAGAAGCAGAAGCTCGCGTTCTAGAAGACAACCAACGAAAGATGCAAAACCGTGGGTTTGCACAATCCGTCCTTGGACAAGAAGCGGGAATCCAAACGGCAGACGATACCCGCAGGATGGGTGCTGATCAGTTTAACGTCGGCGCGAAGATGGATGCCGAGAGACTACGCGAATCACTCCGCCAACAAGGCTTGCTCGGTTACCTCGATGCCGCTTCTAGGATTTCCCAAATCGAGAATCAAGATCAACTCGATCCATTCCAAGCGATACTAGGCAGAGGGGGAGGAACTGCATTGCAACAAGGACAACAAGTATTCGGACAAGCGGGGTACGGTTTGCAATCTCAACCGCAATACTTGAACCCCGAAGCAGGGTTAGGCTTTATACAAAACCAAGCAACGAATGCCGCGAATATGTACGGGGCGCAACAAGCCGCTTCCGCAAATCGCCAAGCGGGTATCTTCGGTGGGTTGGGCGCATTGGGTGGTGGTCTGCTTGGTAACGCAGGACTATTTTCATAAGTAAGGAGGACACAATCATGGCACAACCATTCTTCAGAGGTTC